TCATAGGATGCCAGCCCGTTACTACTGCACCTCTGTCTCCACATGCATTTACACCTTTAATAAAATCATTTATAATTCTAGGTTTTTCAGGATTGGTATTTCCTGGAGGAATACCCATTAAGTATGAAGCAACAGTTAATCCATTCATCGTATGTCGTGCTCCTGTATAATTCTGTATGCTTCTCCATTTACAAGTTCATCAGTTGTAAACTGACAGTAACATAACCAGTGTAACCAATTTTGCACAAGTTGCGGGTCGCTATACTTAGGTGTTTCTAATTTACTAAGGTCTTTTTCACATAGCATATCAGCCGCACCTGGAGCAGTTGTAAATGCTGGTACACCATACATAATAGCTTCAGTTGCCGCAATACTGTTGTATGTTACTACAGCAAAAATTTTATCTTCATCAAACTGATTAAAGATGCTTCCGTCACCTATTCTTTGATGACGTAGTCCTTTATCTCTAACAATTATTTCTTTGTCAGTATATTTTTTTATTAGTTCTGTTGTTTCTTTTACCCAGTCATCTCTGTTAATTCCATAAAATTTACAAGGCTTTTCGGAAGGTGTTACTAGTAAAATATTCCTTCCTTGATTTTTTGATTTAGTCCAGCCTCTAAATGCGTAGCTAAAATCTCTAGCTCTACCAGATAGTTCTCTCCATCTATCATTTGGCAAGTTTTTAAAGTTACTGTGTTGCATACCATTTTTTACTACTCTATGAAATACTTTTCTTTTTTGTCTATTACCTAAATATCCAGTATCAATATAAAAATAATCTCGGCCTGTTCTTTCACATTCAGCAACAATTTTTCTACCAGTCATACCTCTAAAACTTACTGGTAAATTGGTATCATATTCTTTCAGTTGTTTCCAATCGTGTATGTAAGTTGCACCAATGCCCTTGGTCCAACATTTTAATATTTGATCATTTTCATCTATTGCTAGATGATGTTTTACAGATCCATCATGCATTTTAATTCCTGTTTCCATAATTCATTGTATTCACAGTTTCGGTAGTTTTCAAACCAAGGACCACCTTCTGTATAATGTATTAGTTTTGGTGTCTCTACATCGTCATAAACACCAACAAGATAATTCCAAGTATGATCCAATTCTCCAATTTCTTCATCTTTTAACCAACTAAATCTATGCAAGTAGGCACCATTAATTTCTTTATCATTAACAAGATCCATAGTAAGTTTTGCATTACTAGGATGACCACAGTTAAACAACATCACACTTGACCAATTTTTACGTGGATAGATAGTTTGTTTTTGTCCATCCATTTTTGTACCTTCTTTAACTTTGTAGTCATGATGTACACACATTACAGCATACTTGTCATCTGCTTGATCAAACAGTTCTTTTATATCTGTTGTTAAGATCATATCACAATCCATAAACACAGCCCAACCTTCAAAATTTACAAGTTCAGGTATAAGAAACCGTGTAAACGTAAATTCAGTTGATGCTAGTTTATCTATTGGACGAGTATACCAACCTGCATCTCTTAATTCTTGTTGTTTTAACGGACGCACATCTGCATCGGGACTTCTTGTTTCGATACTGTGCTTGCACACTTGATATGCAATATCTTCTCTAGTATCATAGCCTACAAATATTTTCATTTTCTTTCTATATCCTCCTCAACACAATTTTTTCCATATTGTATTTCAACTAATTTCAATGGTTCGTTATGTTCATTAACAAGTTGATGCCATGTGTTTACAGGTATGTGTAAACTTCTGTGTTGTTCATAAACTCCAAGTAAATCAACGTCGGAACTACTGTCTAGAGTATATACTGTTGCAGTTCCTTCAGCTACAAACCAATGTTCGCTACGTTCTGCATGTCTTTGCATTGATAGTCTTTTACCCGGAGGTACTGTTAATTCTTTTACTTTAGTATGTCTGTCATATTCATGTATCACTCTATAATACCCCCAACTACGTTCTGTTTTAGGCGCTTTCCATTCATCTAATATCCAACTACTAGAATTTATTTTATTTTCTCCACCTACACCAAACGCAAATTCAACTTTAGGCAATTCTCCGTATGTTTCATATTCTGGTGTAGTGGTGTTTGTTCTATCTCCACCGTTAGCAAAAACAATTTTAACATCTCCATGAGTTGCCATTGTTTTATAGATTGCACCACATGCACTGCCGTCACTGTCATCAAAACTTATGACTCTGTCAACAATACTTAGTTGTTCAATAACATTTGCTCTGTCCTTAAAAGACATAAAAGGACGTCCTTTTTTATTTGTAAGCCAATCGTCTGAATTTAAACCTACATGTAATTCATCACCTAAAGATTTAGCCGCCTTAAAATATTCAATATGGCCTGAATGTAAAGGATCAAATCCTCCTGTTACTAATACAATAGTTTTCATGTTTGTCCTTCAAAATATTTTTTATGAATCAATTCAGCAAAATTTTTATGGTGAGTAACACTAGGGTGCATGTCGTTTTCTGCTGGAGGAATACTAGGATCTAATATCGTAAAACTGCTTTGGTAATCTATATCTAAATTATACCATTCATCTGGACTTGGAATATTATAAGGTTCTTTTAATGTATTACTCAGTTCATCTCTTGCAAATTCAAGTTGACGTAATACAGACTCAGTCTCTACACTTAAATGTATTACCCTTGCACCAGTTGCTTTTAAAAATCCGTCAACCATTTGCTGTAATACTAAACTATTATAGTATCTATTATATACACCCATTGGATCCAAATACGTTTCTTTTGTAGATTTTTCGATGTATTCTTGTATTTCTTTATCATCCTCACTTGTATTTTCATCTGATCCTGACAAACCAAAAAATCTATTAAAACCTAATATTACTGTTTTCCATCCCCAATTTGAATCTGCTATGTTACAAAAAGGAACCGATGTTCTAGCAGGCCATTGTAATGATAGTCTAGACATATATGTCCACATTACTATTACTGTGTCGTCCGGTTGTATATCTTTTGCACCTACTGCACACTGTCTCGCTATCTGCTGAAAACACGCTCCTCTACGTGCATGATTAATTACCGGAACATTTAGCTTATCAGCTAATATTTTTGGCCATGCATGTTCACTAGGTTTTAAAATATGAATGTCTTCCCAATTAATTTTAATGTTTTTAGCGTTTATTTCTTCTTTAGTGTATGGCTCGCCATTCTCGTTAAGAACAGGATTTACAACATCAGGAAGTGCATATCCTTGTGTAATTGAACAGCCAAATGTGTGTAAGGTCTTCATGTAGGTATTTATATACGCACTTTTACAATAAATAATATTATGGTTGAGATCAAACATTTATATACAGGAAGTAAACACACAATAGTAAGTTTCTCTAGTATTGGAAACACTATACAAGGTGTTAATAGAGAATTCTATAATTTAAAAAATAATGGTTATAATGTAATATGGGTGTTAGATCATAATAAAAGTTATTTCAGTGCAATAGATATAAATGAAATAACCAAACATATTAAAACTTATAACGTCTACGCTATAGGTAATAGCATGGGAGGATTCAATGCAATTATGTTTAGTAATTTTTATCCCACACAAAAAGTCCTTGCATTTAGTCCTCAATTTAGTATGGACAAAACAATAGTTCCTTGGGAAGATAGATGGCGTAAACAAATAACTTGGAAAAAATTTAAATATCCAAAAGCTACGTTTGTAAACTGGACCAACTATTGTTTAATTACAGGACACAAAGCCAAAGATCAAAAACATATGAGTATGATGCCTGATACTCCTAATATTAATAAACAGACTGTATTTGGTGGACATGTAATTGCAGAAAAATTTAAAAAGTCGGGAAATTTGTATACATTAATTAATGATTATTTTAAAGAAGATGTAAAAATTACTGAACCGTATTTACAAAGCCTTCTTTAAGTGCTCCCATGGCAATCCGGCTACACATTCATCTTCACGCCATTGACAATATGCTAGATTGTTGAGCCATTGTTGTCTTTCAAACATCATAGGCTGTTCAATAAGTTTTAATGTTTTATTTGAAACGTCCCAAGCCATTGAACTAGGACACATGCTGAATGTTGGTATTCCCTCCATAACACTTTCTGTAAGTCCGTTACTGTTAAAGCCTACAACACACCAAGCATTATCAAAGTCTTTTTGTAATCCTGTACCACCTTCTAAAATTCCTGCACCTTCCATATTATCACTTATAGTAACATCAAAGTTCTTCAGTATTGCTAACTGTCTATCTTGACGTAATGGATGCATACGTACTCTAATAGGTCTATCAGTATTTTGCTTTATCTCTTGTAGTGTATGCGTTACAAATCCTTCGTAACTTTTGTGCTTCTTTATTAAATTTACTAAGCTACTATCTCCAGGACGTTGTAGCATAACAAGGACATAATCACCTTTTGTGCGCCAATCTTTAACTGTAAGATTTTGATCTTTTTTAACCTGCTCCCATCTATCTGATGGACTATTTTCATTACAGTAATCGCCTTCGTCTCTAAAATAACTTGTCCAACTGTATCTGTGATATGCCATTGGATTAGGTGGTTGTGGCATATTTTTTCTAAACACTGCACTTTCAGTTACAATAAAAGGCTTACCAGATTCTTTTACATATTTGTAAATGTGTCCTATTTTCTTTTCTTTTTTTGATCCGGACTGATTACTTTGCACGAGTACATCTGCATTCTCTATTGTACCTTTGTCACTAAATGGTACAGTTATCCAATCCTTAGGCAAAGGATGATAACTCCACATTAGTTCTTTAATAGCTACTATTTTCAAAAAATAATCCTCTATTTCGAACAAACGCTTTCTTACGTTTGTGTGCGTTCATTGTGCTCACTTGTCTAATTACATCTGTATATGCTCTTATATGAAAGAATCCATATTCTTTAAATTTATCAATCCAATATTGTTCTTCTTGCAAGTTTACATGATGATGACCTTTCCAGCCTGGAGGTGCGTATGTCATTATCACATACTTACATTGTTGAAATGCTGGCATATAATTTGGTTGGTATTCTTCGTACACATGTTCAACAAATTCTACACTCCAACCTAAATCATATTTTTCTTTTATAGGCGCAGGACCTTTTGTAAAATCATGAATTAAAAAATTGTTAGCATTTTTTCTTTCAAGAGTATGATCGCCATCTACACCTAATACTTTTAAATTTTTCTCTTCAGCAAGTTCAACCATGCCGCCTGGACCGCAACCTATATCAAGATAGCTTTTTATACCTAATGTTTTTATACACCAGTTAATAACACCTTCATCTAGATGTGTTTTATTTCCATGTCCGCCAAGATGTTCTTCAAGCATTTTGTCTACGTCTTTCTTCTAACATAAAGCGTTTCAAAAACTTTTGCTGTAAACGTTCTTTGTTTTTTCCTTTAGTGTGTACCATAACTTCTTTTATACCGCTATTGTTAAAAGGACTTTTATTATTCACAGGATTGGGATTTAAATTTAAAAATTGACTCTGATCATCATAGCTAAGTCGCAATTGATAAAAGACCCAACTATCGTGTGTTTCACGCAAATGATCTAAACCGGTAAGGTATAAATTTTCAAACTTATTTAAAAAATCTTTTGCTAGTGGGTTATTTAAATTATAACCCATTAATCCGCATTCATCGTATTCATTAGGACGTCCTAGGTAAGATATAGCTTTGTCTTCTGGAAATAATCTTTTTAAATATTCATGATCAATAAACTGATGCATTAGGACGTCAGCATCTAACCATATCAAATATCCTTCATCAAGTGTCTTAGCTTCTGTAAAAATAGAAAATGTTTTATGAGCAAACTTTATTCCATTCCATTTAAATGCTTTTGAACTGCCTTCTAACTTGCGTCCTATTTGCCCATTGTAATGAGGATTATCTTTATGTTTTAATTTAAACTCAACTAAAGGTTTACATAAGTCGTACAAAGGCTTGTAAACTAAACGTTTGTTAACTCTGTCAGTGTGTATTAAATCTTCACTGTAAACAACGATATTTACATCGTCTGGTAAGCAGTTGCACCAGCTTTCTAAATTAATTTTACTTGTTGAATTCCAGTAGTCTTTATTTAGACTTGTAACAAAGGTATATTTCATACCAATATTTAATTTAATTAAATTGATGCATCTTCCATTCCGGCTACTCGTAGTTTAACAATGTTTGTTATTTGCCATTGTTTCTGATCAAGTGCTTTTAACACACCTAACCATTTGTTACGAATAAGTGCAAATTCATTAATAATTTTTTCGTAGTCAACAACATCTGCTTCGCCATCGACATATTTTTCAACATCACGACTGCTTAATGCACGTTGGTAGTTTTCAAGATATTTTTTAAAATATGAGCTACGCAATCTACGTAGCTCAATATTCAAATAGTTTAGTATAGCTTCAATTTCCTGAAGTTGATTGAAACGGTGTTCAACAATGCCTGGCATAGCCGCACTCGCTTTTTCTAAGTTGCCTGACAATTTACATTCTAATCTAGCATCGTGTAATTCGCTTTCAAAGAATTGTATTGCTGTAGGAATCTTACTTATATCACGAGATATTTCGCTATACCAACCCATTGCTAATTCCAGTAATCCTCATCTTCATCATCATAAACATCTTCTGCATCTTCATCTAAGTAATAGTTAATAGCATTATCTAATACTTCGTCATTACCTAAAGAATCATAAAATGTTTTGTCCTCAACACCATAGTCTGCCATAAGATCAACAAATCTTTCTGCGGCAGTTTCTATGTGTTTTTTGTCAAGATACTCTTTAAAGGTATTCCAAATTTCTTGAATTTGTTCTTCAGTCATTTAATACAGGCTCCTCGTTATGGTTTTCTATGACATCGTCGTCTGCGGTATTTACCTCTGACTCTAGATTTTTATAATCATTCATTACCATATCGAGTAATTCACCCGTCCAATTTTTTCTGTACTCTTTGTGTTCTGTACCAGATGAATCTATATACTTTAACCTATTTCCATCTTTAACAATCATACCTTGTTTTTCAAAAAGTTCAACAAGTCCGCTGTAAGGATTCATTCCTGTTTCATAAGGAATCTTTACTTGTACGCCTTCGAAAGGTTTTGCGTAACGTGTTTTCATTACTTTACAACCAGCACGAATACCACGTACTTCGCTGATCTTGTTGCCATCTTCATCTTCTTTTAGTTTTAGTTTTTTCATTGCTACAACAATCGAAGATGCATAGATAAATCCTTGACCGCCTGAGATCTTGTCATCTGGGTCAAACATATCTTGCGATGCATACGTATGGTTAGTACATACAAGTCCTACGTTATGTGAACCAATCATGTTAACTGTGTTACGAACAAGTGCAGTTAGTGCCTTAGGCTTACGGCCCATATCACCTTTCATATCACCCTTGTTAAACTGATCAACATCTGTAGGTGTTAGTAACATACCTAAACTATCAATAACAAACAACACCTTAGGTCGTTCTTCTTCGTCCATTGCTTTGTAGTCTGCCATAAACACACTAATAGTTTTAGCAACGTCATCGATCATTGACATGTTAAGTTTAAGTAGTTTATCTTCGCTTGTATCTACATCAAGTGCATGTAACCACGCTTCGTCAAGAGCGTTTTCACTATCAATTAGAACTACAAAGATACCTTGCTCTTGTGCGGCTTTCACAATGTTACCTGCACAAATATAACTTTTACCTGCACCACTTTCGCCTGCAAATACAGTTACTTTACCTAGTGGAACACCTTTATGGAAGTCTCCTGATACTAGATAGTTGAGTGCATAGTTGCCTGTTGAAATCCAATCAGTTGGATCGTTAAATCCTGCACTCATACCTGAAATAGATTTCGTTAATGATGTCCTAAATTTACTAGGATCAAATGCTTTTGCCATAGTTACTCCTTAAAGTTAGTGTGGGGGTTTCCCCCCACATATTTTGTTTACTGGTTTTGTCTTGCACGGATCATTGCTAGAATGTCTTGTGCATCACCACCAGATGCTGTTGGAGCAGTTTCAGCAACAGGAGCCGCTTCTGCTACTGGTGCAGTTGCAGGTGCTGTTTCTACAACTGGTTCAGCTTGCTTAGGTGCTTCTGTTTTTGTTGCAACAGGTGTTGCTTGTGTTGCTTGTGCTTTTGGATCACCTGTACGTGCCGCCATACCTGCTGGACGGAAATATTGACCAAATCTGTCCATATCGTATGCTTCACCATCTACTGATGCTTCAAACATTTCTTGCATAACTTTAAGTTCTACATCACCTGGTTTTTTAGGAAGGAAATCACTTAGGTTAAACAACCCATGCGTATTAATAGCATTCATTTCTGAATCACCTAATGGACGATCTCTACGTGCCCAAGTTGATGTTGAATAGTCAGCATAACCGCCTTTGCTTGCTTTGTTAAGACGGAAGTCTACACCAGCTGTGTAATCAGTTGGCAATTCTTCCATGTCTGGATCCATCAATGCTTGCTTGATGATTTGGAAAATTTGCGGACCAATTATAAAACGTCTAATTGGATTTTCTGGAGTTGTATCTTCCGATAAAGGATTATCAGTTACAAAACCTTGGAATACATATGAACGTTTCTTCCAATATTTACGACCCATATCTTCAAGACTTGGATCTTTAAACCAACCACGTACTTCATTAAGAATATTACATGATTCTCCATACATTTCCATACATGGAACTTGTACTTGTACTGGACGTGAATCAGTTTCACCTTTAATACCTTGGAACGGAAGTTTAATTAACAAACGTTCTACCCAGAAAAAAGTGTTATCTTTATTCCCATCAGGTAAGAAACGCAACGTTGCAGTGTCGCCTTCTTTCATATTCCAAAATGGGTAAATTGCGTTGTCGCCGCCGCCGGAAGAGTTACCACTTGTGCGGTTCTCTTGTTCTTTGAGCTTTGCTCGGATTTCAGCTAATGATGCCATATTATATGCCTCCTATTTGTTGCCTTTAGCTTTGTGCCTAGTTGTTTTGTACAGCACATATTATGTACTATACGATATTAATTAGCAAAAGTCAACCTCTTTTTGCTAATAAATTGATTTTTTTATTAAATTCCTGCTAGTGACTTTAAAGTTTCCATAGCCGCCATAGCTTCTTTGTCTTTATTAAGCTCTGCTTGACGTTTCATTAATGCTGTCTTAAGTTCTGGATCTTTATGTGTATTTTTGTCTCTTTTAATACGCTCCAGTTCTTTTTGCTTTGCGTCTAAGTCTTCTTTGTCCTTTGTGTCCGTTTTGAACTCAATTTGCATATCGCCCTCATCTTCTACTGGTTCCATAGGAATCATTACTTCTTCATATTTTGCCTTAATTCTTTCAATAAAATCTTTTGCTGGCTCAATATGTTCCTCACCATAATCCTTTTCAACCATTGTTAGTATTGCTGTTTCTCCTTTTGGAAACATTCCCTTTTCTCTATCAAATAATGATAAAATCTTTTCAGGCAATGAAACTGTTGGCTCTGGTTTTTCATCTTCATCGTCTGGATTTATTTTAGCCATGCTACCATCTTTGCCTATTGTTACTGGAATTTCTT